ATAAGTATTTTTTCTTCTGATGGAGGAGAAAATACTTTTCCATTTTTTCTAAAATGTTTTTTAGATTTTCTGTTTTTTAATCCTTTACCGATATAATAAGGAGTTCCATCTTCACGCAAATAAGCATAAGTATAATATTTGCCCATAGTTATACTTCACATAAAAAAACTTTCTAAAGTATTTATCTTTGTTACATTCCATCCAATAGCATCAAGGATTGCTTTTAGAGGTTCGACAAAGGACTTTTCAAATTGTAGATCATAGTCGATGTACTTGTCAAGATCAAGTTCGCGTGGAAAATCTTGAATAAAAGAGATAACGTTTTCATGAATAATGTTTGGTTTTTTCAGATAGCAGAACTTAATTTTCTCACCATTTTGAATTAAAGAATACTTGTTAGTAAGTTTCTTTTCTTTGATGTAGTGATTAAACAGTAGTGCTCCACGAATATGAATGGGAGTTCCTTTGATGTAAATGTCAGAGGATGATTTATATTTCACAACATCAGAAGCTGAACGTGGGAAAGAAATCTGCTCTGGTGGCAGTGTCTTAAACTCTGCGCGAGACTTATCGATGAAATCAATTACGTCTTCCTCAGTACCACTCATCATCAACTTCAAGGCATCCTTAATCATCTTCCTACATGGAGCAGGAGTGGATGATTTGACTGCCTCAATACCCATCATCTTGAGTTTAGGATCTTCATAACGAACACCCTCACTATCCCATACGTTGAGAATATATCGCTTCTTCGCGGTCCAGATGCCACGATCAGCAATATTCTCACGCTTCATTTGCATCTTCTGGTCATATGCCGAGACATACGTCGCCAGGTTCTGATAGCATTGATCGATATACGGTTCAAACTTTTCTTCGCAGATCTTGTTAAGTAAGGAAACAACTGCTGCTTTATCGCCAGACTTGTTACCAAAAAATTTATTAACAAGAGGTCCAAGATTAAGATAAATTGAGTCGGTGTCAGACGCAATAACGTAATCCTCTTCGGTTGTTTGCAACAGTTTATTTAGATACTGGTTCATCTTACTCTCAATCCAACGGATAGAGACTTGACCAGAAAGCGTAATCGCCTCCGCATTGGCCAGTTTATAATACCTAAAATACTGATTACCGATTGCACCATAAGCAGAGTTGAGAGAGATCTTCTTTGCCATCTGGATATTGTTGCAACGAGCGATCTCTTTCTCCAACGTCTTGGTAGGAGTCTTTTCATAATCTTTCTTTGCCTGAATCATCTTCTTTTTGAAGATGACACGATCGCCGTACATCTTCTCCATCAACTCTGGCAGGAACCCACGCACATCCTTACGATACATTGCACCGTTAGCACAGACTGCATTATCCTTATAGAGTTCAAAGTTTATTTCTTCCTTAAGGATTCTATCAACTGAAGCTGTGGGATGTTTTTCATCCAAGAGTGTCTCTGGGGAAATATTGTATTGCATAATAAGATGAGGGTAGAGACTATTAAGGTCAAAACTAACCACCCAATCATACTTTCCTGGAATCGGTTCCTTGACATAAGCACCTGCGTACTTTTCGTTTTTGTCAGATCTAATCTTGGGCGGAATGACAATATTCCGCTTCTTTAGATAGTTATAAATGATGTTGTCCCACATGCGAACCTGATAGAACACATCTGCATAGTTGACCTTAGCATCATAAGCCATTGTCAAGGCAAGTTCAATCAACTTCATCTTGTCTTCCAATCGGTCAACAAGTTCTACGTCAACGATGTTGTATTCAATAAACTTCTGCCACCCATGAGTATAGAAGTCCTTGAAGGTGTCAAACTCAGAGTGATCAAGTTTCTTTTGCCCCAGTTCTACCTCAGCAATATAGTCCAAACGATAAGACTCTTGTGCCTTGTAGGTAAACTTCTTATACAGATCAAGATAGTCAAGTTGAGTCAGTCCACCAACGTCAAAGACGATGTGCTCACGTCCCTGAATAAAGATCTTACCTTCAGATACCAGTCCCCAGTTAGAGAAACGTTTCATCAGTTTCTCACCAAGCACTCGATCAAGGCGCTTACAGATGTATGGGATATCAAACAGTTGAATGTTCCAACCAGTCACCACATCAGGAACATCCTGCATCCAATAGTTGATAAAACTATTCAGCAGACTCCGTTCATCGGTGCAGTGATGATAAGTAACATTCTTTTGTTTGTTGATGAAGGGTTTGACACCCCATGTGATGATCTGCTTTGTGGTGTAATCTTGGATTGTAATCGCAAGGATCTCTTCTGATGCAGATTCAACATCAGGGAATCCACGTTCAGCAGTGGTCTCAATATCAAGAGTTACAAGTTTGATTTGACTAATGTCAAACTTGATCTCATCCTCAGGATACTTTTCAGAGATATATTGATAGATGTAGCGATCGTTTCCATAGATCTCAAATCCATCAATCTCATCATACTTTTTATAGAACTCCCGACAATCACGGACGCTGCCAGGATGGATCTCATCTACACTTTCACCATTCAGTGTCTTGTACTTTGTGTCTACCTTACTCTTTACAAAAAGAGTAGGGCTAAACTCCTTGTCTCTGATTTCAAATCTTCTACCATTTTCAACTCCCCGAACGAGGAACTGATTGCCAATCAACTGAACATTAGTGTAGAAACGCATTACTTAGTGAGATCGATGTATTTTTCAAGTAGGGTGGGCATTGGATCTGCAAGAGTCAGAATCTTGTCAGAACTAATCATAAAAGAATCTTGCTTAGTATGATCTAACATCCAGGGGCAAAGATTGATGTTCTCCCAAATCTCCATGGGATTGATGAGTTTACAGTCAGGTTCACCAGGAACTGTTGCTGCTACCTCTTCGATTTCACTGATCAGTCTCTCGTTGTTCACCAGAAGAATCAGTTTGATTGTCTTGTCCATAGGTCAATACGTCCTCAATGTACATGTCTTTAAGTTTGACGACTGGTTCAACCATTGTGATCAACCAATCAGATGGAACTGGAATATTGCTCTCTGCAGATAGTGGCATCCAGGGGAAGAGAGATACTTCAAAACCAGACTTCCTAAGTGTGCCACTATCAGTCTCTGTCACATCAGATGGATTACGCATCTTGACAACACATGGTTTTTCAAGGCGATATCCAATCACGCGCCGATCATCACCCTCACCAAGACTCATCTCACTTACGTCAGCAATGATGTCTTCGCCAGACTTGAACAGCATTAATTTGATTGTCATTGTCAGTTTCTACCTCCTGGTATTATAGCATGAAAAAGAGGGGTGTCCACTGGTTTGTGCCAGTGACCCCTCTGCGGCGACGATATTCAATAGTATTTAGAACCAATCCTTTCGCTGGTGATGTTGAGGGACAATCCTTCCTAGAGTAAGAGTTAGAAGCCCATCTTCAAAATCAACTGATCGAACTTCTGTATCGTCAGAGAGCGTCCACGCTCTAGTAAACGACCGTTGAGCCAGACCCTTGTGAAGGTATGTTGTTTCCGTTTCTTTGTCCTCTTTCTGACCCTCAACAAAGAGTTTACCATCTTGTGTGTATACATTGACTTCTTTCTTCTTGAACCCCGCTAGTGCAATCTCAAGTCTAGATTCAACGTTACTGACTTGTACTAGATTGTAAGGTGGGTAGTTTGTTGTCGTTTCGTGTAGATCGAACACCCTATTTAGGTACTCATTCATACCGATACTATTCTTAGAGATTTTATCTAAAAGCGCAGGAATATCCGACGCAGTATAACGTGCGAGCGTGTTCATGATTGTAGCTCCTTTAAAAGCGAGTTTGTGATTTGTGGACCCCGAAGGCATCCGATATATTTATAGCATAAAACATAAAAAAACGGGGTAGTGAACCCCGTAATTTTCATTCGGTTACCATCCGCGCTTTACCAGACTTGTCGGTAGTGGTTTGATCACGTTGAACAGGAATCAAAGATGATTCAACGTCAATAATTTGAGGCATCATATAGTTGATGTCAAGAAGTTTAAAATTAGCACCTCTCTTCATACGAACTTGAAATGCCGCCTCAAACAAATCATTGATCTCTTCAATTCTCTTCAACCCTTCTTCACGAACCGCATTCATGTCTTCTGCAGGGATGCCTTTGGTATATCCAACACCAATCCTCATATCCTTTTTAGGATTTGAAATTGATTCCAGAACATCAAAAGCAGCTCTTTTAAAATATGTGGTATTACCACTTACATTAAAAGGAATGATATCTACACGATCAGTAAGTGTATCCTTTTCTTGGCGAACCTTTGAAATGACACCTTTACTATCAACAGATTCAACCGTGTTAGCAGCACGTTGGGTCTTCAACACCTTTTCAGCAATGTTGGTGACAATCTCTTGAGAAAAAGAATGTGGAATGTTGTTGATCCAATCAACACATTGGCCCTGAGTAGGTTCTTGTTCTTGATTAGCAACCCAACGTGCAAGTGATTTAGTAAAATCTCCACGAGTGGCAGACTTACTAGGTGGGTGATCGTTGGCACCAAGACCAACCTCATCCCACACATCACTCCAAGAAAAACCTTCTTTAGGTTCTACGACGTTGAATACCCAATACTCCAAACTCATACCGATTATTGCCTCAGTACGAGTAAATCCATCAAAGAGTTGGAAATTAGATCCCACAAATGGAGGTTGAGCATCAAGAAGAACTCCCTTGATCTTGATATTATTGGCCAAGTCTTGAACGTTTTCTTTGTTCGTTCCAAGCTCACGCGCAATGTTTACAACTTGTCCTTCTGCATTGGTTCGTTCAATTTGATCCAGTTTAATCTTTTCACGACCAGTGCATACAAAGGTCCGACCCTCAGGGAGAGGAAGGTCCTTAAACCAATCAACATTTGGACAAGATGATGCTGTTGGCAGTTTACGAAAGATACTCATAACAGGGAAGCAGTTTGCATGGCAAAGAGAGTTATTCTCTTCTGATCAGTGGTCGCTTTCGCTTGACTGACTTGAGTATATTATAAGAGAAAACCCCAGGAGTGTCAAGCACTTCCTGGGGTTTGGGTGTTCCGACTTTTGAAGCGACCGCACGAAAGATCGCAAGTTTATTTATTCGGTTTCTTGAGTCTTCCCTTTCTTACCGATGTTATACTTCTGCTCTAGCACCCAGTCAGACTTGTCCTTATATGCAAGCACCTTGATCTGGTTCAGAGGAGCGATATCAAGCACTGCGTCCTCTTTAACGACGCTAATCAGTCCCCAGTCTGCCAAGAGTCGTACAATGCGATTACGGCGCTGTACGTCGTTCACAGTGAGATTTGCGTGCTTACCATCCAGGGCAAACAGTTCCTTAAAATGAACGATGAAGTATCTTCCCTGCTTATGCAGGATGTGGCAAGATTGATAGAGTTTCTTCTCCTTACGCGATGCGACTCCAATACGAGTCAAAGTTTCGCGTACCTTCAAAAAGTCATCTGGTTCATTGAGGAGCACCTCCACCATTTGATCTTGAGACCACTGTACCGTAGGTTCTACCGTAGTACTCATTTCGTTCCTCCAATGTCAAGTCGTTGTTTAATAAAGTTGATCTGTTCTTGTGTCA